TGCACCAATTGGGCCAAAGTCTAGAGAAATCAACTATGATGGAACTGGTTCTAAAATTACAAATCCTACTATCACTGCTGATGATTTACCTTACTACCCATTATACACGGATAACTCAGACTTATCAAGTTTTGCACGAGGTGAGGGTGATTACACTAGTCGTGACACTTCAGATGCAAATGGTATTAAGTCAAAAGCAAAACCAGTTTACCCGTATAATAAAGTAACTCAAACAGAGTCAGGACACATATTAGAAATTGATGATACACGAGACGCAGAAAGAATTGCAGTAGAACATCGTTCAGGCACATTCCATGAAATACATCCTGATGGCAGTCAGGTAACTAGAATCGTAAACGACAATTACACTGTAGTGTGTAAAGACGATGAAGTTTGGATTGGTGGTAAGGTTAATGTTTCTATTGGTGGAGATGCTAAGATTACAGTCGGTGGTAAAACTGATATTGAATCTAAAGGTAATCTATCAGTCGTTGCACCTCAGATAAGTTTAGATGGTACAGTTATTAAGTTGAATTCATAATGGCTTTTACACTTCCAGTCATACCCACTAGTCTTCCATGTCCCGATGGAACTGTACTTAACTTGCCTACAAAAGCAGACTTAACAAATGCAATTGCAAAGATTGGTGATGTCCCAAGTCAATTAAAAGTATATCTTGTCACCCATGCAGATGAGATAACTGCAGATGCAAGAGAAGATATAGAAAAAGTTATCAAAGATGTTGAAGGGTTCATGGAAAAACTTCAAAGTCTTGCATCTCCTTATTGGGAAAAAGGAACAGTTCGTAATTGGGGTAAGGAAGCAAAAGATGCTGTAGAAGAATTATTACAGGAGTTTCACATTTATGTTCCAGTAAAGATTATGGAACTAATATCTAAAATTATTCCAGTATCGTTTAATGTAACCATCTTAGGAATAGACATAGATGTACTTAAAGTTTTAACCAAAGAAGAACAGACAAAAATTAAAAATCAGATTAATGAAAACATTGATGAGTTCTATGCACTGTTACCCGATAGTGCAAAATTGTTTGATGGTGAGTTTGGTGTTAAGTGTAATGAGTGGAAAGCAAAGTACACTTGGAAATATATCAAAACGGAGATTATGGATTGGGTAACTAATTCAATATTCAAGTTGGGAGAGGAACTCATAGGTAAGTTTAAGGATATATGGGATGCATTAGGACTTCCAAAGATACCAACTGCATTTGAATTTGACTTAGAGTCATTGATAGCAGGATGGAAGGCAACTGCAAAGGCAAAGTACGGAGAGAAGACAAAAGAATACAACGAATACATCAAGGAGAAACTTGAGAGTTTGACGATAGCAGGGATTGACCTTACAACTATTATAGGTGGTAAGATAGATTTATCAGTACAATCTTTGGAAGATAAGATTGCTAGTATGATAGCAGACTTCAGAGATTTCAAAGTCAATTGGAAAAAGAAATTGCTTTTGGAATGGGTTGAAACAGTTAAAAAATTCTTAGATGCAATAGGATTGGGAGCTATATTAGATTTACTCACTCTAACATTCTGTGATTTGTTAAAACTTATAGGGTTTCCGTTTAAAATTGATATAACAGTACCACAAGAAGTATAAATAGAAGTATGGCAATAGATATCAAGAATGAATCAAGTACAATTGTAAGTAAGAATCTATGGAAAGATTTGGACTTACTATTTCGTGTACATCCTGTGACTGGAGATGTCGTCACTAGAACTGATGTTGAAGCTGTTAAAAGGTCAGTAAGGAATATCGTTCTTACAAACAAATATGAGAGACCATTCAAACCAAACTTTGGTACGTCACTAAGAGATTTGCTCTTTGAACTCAATACGAGTAGACAATTGAGAAAGGTTCAGAGAAGAATCAAAGAAACTTTAGAAAAAACAGAACCTAGGATTATGAATGTTTCTGTGATACTTTCAAATGATGATTCACACGAAGTTAATATAACTATTGTTTATGATATAAAGAATAGTATTAGAAATCAAGAACAAGAGTTCACAGTAACAAGGGCAAGATAATGACGATTAAAAGTTCACAAATAAACATCACAGATTTAGATTTTGATAACATTGCAGATAATCTAAAGACATATCTACAAGGTCAAGAAACCTTTAAGGATTATGACTTTGAGGGTTCTACCATGTCAGTCTTAATTGACCTACTTGCATATGCATCTCATATTGGTGCAGTTAACACAAACATAGCAGGTAGTGAGTTGTTCTTAGACTCAGCACAAATCAGAAAGAATGTAGTATCTCGTGCAAAGGATATAGGATTTGTTCCTGCCTCCGAACAAGCATCAAGTGCAATCGTAGATGTCACAATAAACAATGTTAGAAATGCAGATGGAACTTACCCGACACTAAGTGAAATGTCATTGTTAAGAGGAAGTATTTTCTCTACAGTATTTGATGGAAAAACATACGACTTTGTTGTACCGAATACTGTTAAACCTACACAGAATGGTAACACATACAACTATGCAGGTGTTCCAATTGTACAGGGAATTTATGCTTCAGATGTATTTGTATTTGATAATCAAGTAGCAAACTCTAAGTTTGTATTATCAAATGAAAGAGTAGACCGTTCAAGACTATCTGTATCTGTTAACTCAGGTGGAGTGTCTAGTACCTTTACTCTATCAACAGATGTGTCAAACATTAAGACGACATCAAAAGTTTATTACACCCAAGAGAACGAAGATGGATTTGTAGAAATCTATTTTGGTGATGGTGTATTGGGTGCAAGTTTATTAGATGGTGATTTGATTACTGTTACATACATCATAGTTGATGATATTCATTGTGATGGTGCAAAGACATTCAACTTATCAACTTCAATTAATGGTTACTCAGATTCTTCTGTGACTACAATCTCTAAGGCTACAGGTGGCACAGAGAAAGAGTCCATTGAATCAATCAAATTTAAAGCAACGAAGTTCTATACATCTCAGAACAGACTGGTAACACTGAATGACTACAAAGCAAAGGTCACTGAGTATTACCCGAATGCAGATGCAGTTGCAGTATGGGGTGGAGAAGATAACAGTCCACCTGAATACGGAAAAGTATTCCTTGCAATCAAACCTTTGAATTCGGATTATCTTTCTGAATCGGAAAAGAAAGCAATTGTTTCTAAGTTGAATGCATTGAACATGGTGACAGTTAGACCTGTTATTGTGGATGCAGAGATTGTTAAAGTTCTTATATCAACAACATTCAAGTATAACGAAAGAACAACAACACTTTCACAAGGTGAGTTAGAGTCTTTAGTGACATTAACAATCAATCAGTTTGATACAGACAACCTAACAAACTTCGATTCCATCTTTAGACATTCAAATTTAACAAAGACTATTGATGATTCAAATTCATCAATACTTTCTAATGCAACCAACATTAGATTGAGAAAAAGTGTTCCTGCAAAAACAGGACAATTAATTGGTTATCCAATTACATTTGGTAATGCATTGTATAACCCTAACTCAGGTTACAACGCAGACAATGGTGGTATAACAACTACTAGTGGTTTCTATGCATTAGGTGATGCAACCAATATCCATTATTTCGATGATGACGGAAAAGGAACTATAAGAAGATACTACCTATCAGGTGGTACAAGAATTTATGTAGACACTTCTGCTGGAACAGTGGATTACTCTGCAGGAACGATTTCGATTAATGCCATCTCTATTACCTCAACGGTAAAAGTAGATAGTACGATTGATTTCACTTTAATACCGAACAGCAGTGATGTTGTTGCAACAAGGGGTATCTTAATTGATATTTCCTCTGCTGATATTTCGGTTAAAGGTGAAGTAGACACCATCGCAAGTGGTGAAAGTAGTGCTGGTGTAGGATTTAATTCTACATCAACATCAACATATTAATAATGAATAAAGTGGTGTGAGATGGTAGGTTCCATGCTCACAGTAGCATCCCATTAACTTGGTTTTTATAGGAGAAAAACAAAATGGCAGATAAAAAAATAAGTGCATTAACACAGGTAGCTGATTCAGATATCGGTGCAGATGACCTTCTACACATTGTAGACAACCCAGGCGGAACACCCGTCAACAAGAAAATGACCATTGGTCAAATGTTTGAAAATATCCCTACGCATTTAGCTGTAGACGATATTGCAACATTAACAGCAACAGCATCTAACCTTGCTTCAACTTTCGCAACTGCGATTAATTTGACAAGTGCTTCAGGTGACGTTGCTTTTACATTAGATAACGGCACAGATGTTGGACAGTTAAAGATTATCTTTAATTCCCACGAACCTGCTTCTACTTATGTAGCAAACATAACTGTATCCTCATGGGGATTTTCAGCAACAGGAAGTAACCAAATCGTCATGAACGCTCTAGGTGATGCAGTTATCTTGTTTTGGAATGGAACATCATGGTATCCAGTTTCTAATGTGAACGCAGTAATAAGCTAAGAGTATAAACTATGTCCCATGAGAATTATGCAAAGGATAAGTTATCCTACAGACTTCCCTCTCTGCTCCCTGAGTATTTAAGAGACGAAGGCCCTGTATTAGAACTATTCCTTAAAGCATATTTTGAATATCTTGAGGCAGAAATACTTGTTCTATCTTCACAAAGTGATATAGATGGAATAGCGAACGAGGATGGTACAGGCTCTATATTTTTAGAGTCTGCTACCGTTTCTCCTTCTCCCGATGAGGATTCATCAAGAATTTTACACGAAAGAACTGGTACTAATCCAAATACAAATGCTGACCCATTCAAGATAGGTGAGTATGTTGTAGGAACAAAAAGTAAATCAGTTGCAAAGATTGAGGTAGTCAATGGCAACACATTGTATCTTAAATCTATTTCAGGAAATGGTTTCACAGAAGGTGAGACTGTAACAGGAAGAGTATCTCTACAAACAGGACTAGTTAAGTCCTTTAAAGAGAATAGTATTCTGGCAAACAATCGTCTATTGGATTATTCTGATATTGACAATACAACGGAAGACTTTCTAAAGTATTTCCAAAAAGACTTTATGCCAAGCATAGATTTGGCATCTCTACAGAACAGTAGATTAACAATCAAAAATATTAAAGACCTCTATAAGAAGAAGGGAACTGAAGAGTCCTTACAATTCTTAATGAGAGTTCTTTATGCACAAGACGCTGAAGTAAGATATCCAGTTAAGGAACTTATTACTGCAAGTGAATCAGGATACTCTCAACAAAGAAAAATGAGAGTCACAATGACTTCAGGTATTCCTGAAGCAAACGATAAAGTTACTCAGTACAGTGTAGATGGACAGACCATCGTTGCACAAGCAATCATAGAGAATGTATACACAGATAATGCTGTAAATGGGTTATATAGTTTTGAGATTTCTAATAATCATGTTGGTACTTTTACAGAAGGTTCAACAGTAACGATACTAGACAGAGATGGTATCACAACACTTACTGCAACCATCAATGGTATTGTCTCAGACATCACTACAGGTTCTTCAACTTATATATCACACGATGATAATGGAGACATCTTGTTAGAAGATGGACATGGATTATTATTAGAGACTTCATTAACACCATTCGGTTCTTTATATACTTTAAATGACCAAATTAATATCACTGGTGGTAAACTAGACACTGATACAACTGAAACAAAAGCAGTTATCAATGGTTTAGTTGAAGGCCCTTTAACAGAAATACTTATTGAAGATGCAGGTATCAATTACGAAGCAGGAGACCTTATAGTATTTGAAGGTGGTACTGGTGGTGGTGCAGAAGCAATCATTGGTTCAACAGGTGACGAGGTTCTACTAGAGGGTGGAACAGTATTTGGTCACTATGAGATTGATGTGACGACAGGTCAAACCCAAATAGGTGGGCCTGGTGTTAAAGATAAAAATGGCAACTATATTATTTTTAATGATTACTCTATTGATGTGTACTTAGACGGTATACTCAAAACACCAACACTTCATTACACTTGGCAGAATGACAGAGTAATATTCTTAACTCCAATGACAGCACAGAATTCATTAGTTGAAATCTATACAGAATATCAAAGAGTTACTTTTGAAGATGGTTCAACAATTGATTACGATGGTTACATAGATGGTAACGGTGATACTATTGTTGACGATGGAAGAATTAGAAGTATTCTAATTAGAGATGGTGGTGCATTCAGAGAAATTCCTAAAGTATATCCAGGCGGATATCTATATGTGACATCCACAACAGGATTTGAAGTTGGAGAAGTTGTCACAGGAACAACATCAACTGCAACTGGTACTATTCTAAGAATAGATGCACAAAACAATAGACTAATAATCAAACGACTTGACACTGATACAGGAGTTTTTGTAAAAGACGAACTTCTAACTGGTGCTACAACAGAAACCGAAACCACAATCACTCAGATGAAAGTGACGAGTGGTACTGGTGCAAAACTATTTGCATACTCAGATACGGCTGGTGGTGTTGAAAGTATCAACATCCAAGACCAAGGTAATATGTTTAATTACGATGGTGTTCTATCAGGAAGTTCATACTTCCCTATGTTGATTAAGACACCTAGTGCAAACTTAACACGAGACTTAGTCATAACTGGAACTCTATCAGGAACAACTGCAAAAGTTGTTTCTTACGATTCAGATAAACACATTCTTACTTACACTGATTTAGATGGACAGTTCTATCCGAATGAGAAAGTAACCTATAACTCAGTTGATTCGTTCTACATCTTACGAACAAACTCATTTGATGGTAGAGGATTGTATGCTGGTGAAGGTATTGTTGAGGAACAGATGGTTGGTGACTATGGAACAGTCAACGCAGCTCAATCAAGAATACAGGATGGTAAGTTCTATCAGACACATTCATATGTAATTAAAGTTGGAGAGTCAGTCAATAAGTGGAGAGGAATCGTTAAAGATTTACTTCACCCTGCTGGACATGTATTCTTTGGTGAAGTTGCAATCAAAAATACAATTGATACAACTGTAGAGAATCAAATTAGATTCAGACCGATGATTGTTATTCCATTACATGCAAACCTGAATGTTCCAAATGCATTTTCTAATTCACAACGAACTGTTAAGATTTACACATTATCAGATGAAGTAGACCCAGTTACTATTGCAGAATTAAAAGAAGCAGGACAACCTGCATACAATACCGACCCAAGAACGGGTGGGTCAATAACAGAACCAAGAACCGAATTTGGTGATTCATCACATAGAAACAGACACTTTAACATTAACATTATTCAATCTCATGCTGTTGCATCATCACAAGTCGGAATGCATTCACATGATGGTATTGATACAGTACTTTCATTAGATTCTTCAGACAATGGGTATCTAGTTAGAAGTACAGAGAGAAGGCCTGCAGATAAAGGTAAGATTACACAGTTATGGTCTCCACAAGAAGAGACACTCATATTAGAAGATGGTGGTGTTATAGAAATAGAAGAACCAGCAAACTTCTTACGATTTGACGAGAGACTTGCAGAAAATGTATATTACCAAGGTGATTACGGAGAAAGAATACTGAATGAGAGTGACGGTACTCTTATTCTATTGGAAACTGCAACTTCAATAAACCAAGTTCAACATTTTGTGTCCGAAAGGTCAATAGAAATGGAAAGTGGTGGACTATATTATGAAGATGGTGACAGAATTGTTATGGAAACCGAACAGGTTTTCATACAAGAGGACATGTCAGAAGTGGGAATCACTTCATATGTCCCATTAGGGCCAACTTTTAGAAGTCTAAATACCATTACAGGTCAGAGAACTTTTGACATCTCATACTATCTCAAAGACGAGACAGATGGTGATGACTTATTGTTAGAAGACGGAACAGGAAATGTTCTTAGTGAGGTATCTAAGGCAGAAGGATTGAGAATTAAGGACTTAGATAACTATTATCCTAATCTTCATGTACCCGAATATCAAAACCAAGAAAGAAAAAGAACAAATATTACCTATAGTGCGTACATTAAGTCTGCATAGGTGTATAAATAGTATTATAAATATCTGAGGAGATTAAAAACAATGGCAGCAATAATTACAGAGAAGTTTAGAGTTCACAACGCTAAACAATTCAAGGAAGACTTCGGAGAAAGTGCTTCTTCAACATACATATTCATAGGAAGGTCTTTCCCATGGACAGACGACACATCACCCCCAACTCCATCTAATGGAATCGGAGAAGAAGTAGATGCATATTCAGATATGCTTGCTCTTAAGAAGGTGAGTTCCTCTGATGTTTCACACGGTCTAACAAGATACGACTGGACTTCAGGTACATCTTACGATGAATATGCACATGACTATTCATCATCTAACACATCACCAGCAACTGCTGCAACAAGTTTATTCGCTGCACGTTTCTATGTAATAACAGATGAGTATCATGTTTATAAATGTATCAGAACTGGAAGAGATGCAAGTGGTTCGGTTGTTGCTTCAAC